CAAAGCGTACACAGTTCTTTGACTTAATAATTTTAATATCATCCATCAGTCCATCCTCACTGCATAATGTTCTGATCCAGTTGGTATGCCCATGACTGAGTAAGGATAGAAATAAACAGTTCCTTCTCTTGTTTCCCATTGCATGTATGGATACATTGGATCATCCTCTGGGTATCGATAGACACCTTCGGCATCTATCTCTCCACCAAGAGGGCGATCCTTCACTGACATGCCAGCACGTTGTTTGTATGACTTATCAAGATGATCGATGAGTGTTTCATCAATACCCATTGAGTATCGAAGGTTCCATTCCATAACCCAGAGTGGAACGAACCCACCCCAAGCCATCATGTCATCTGTTGTCATGTCGTATCGTTTCTTATCGAAAGTAATTATCATTGCGTTCTCCTTAATCTATTGTTGAAGTGATAGTGATATTATATCGAACATAATCACATATAATGTCTTCGATTGCACTTGTGTGATCGTGGATATCAAACTCTGATTCCTTGTAACCATCAAGCTTTTCATCAATCATCTTTTCGATTTGTGGTTTTAGCATTTCGAATAGCACTACTGCTAGTCGTGATTCTCTTTCAGTTAGTATTTTATCCATTACGTTCTCCTTTGGATTTGTTTTTAGTTGAATGGTGGCACCTTTCATGCCGAGTGTAAAGCTATAGCTCAGGTAAGTAGATCTTAACACGAGCTATGGCTCGTAACGTGACCATGCGCCAGCTTTGCTGGCATAGCATGGCACTCTATTTTTCTAAGCAAAGAAAAAGGGTAGAGCCGTGTGACTCTACCCTGTTAGTTAAGAAGCTTTCTTCTTCTTCTTGACTGGCTCTACGAGGTCGTTTGCGACCTCTTGCGTGATGCCTAGAGCTGCGTCCATATCTAGAATCTCTTGAGGTATGTCGACCTCAGTAGAAGGTACGTTCTGAGTGTTGTATGCATAGCCAACAGGCGCACCGTATGGTGTGTACCATTCTCCTTGGTCGGCATACCAAAGATCTTGTAGATCTTTGTACATCTCATCAAGAGCTTCATGTTTGAAAGTAGCCGCTTGTGATGCTCCGTGAGATCCGCGTATACGGTTCAATGCGATCTCTGTGCCATCGTACACTGCACGATCTGCCACATAGCGGCTCTTTTTGTTCTGGGCGTTGATCTCGGAATCGATGCCATTCTTGCCACCAAATCGTAGGAAGTACAGTCCATCGAGAAGCTTTTCCATCAGTACCTTACGTGCGAATGTCATCTCATCATGTGGCAAGAAGTCCTTCGATTCGTAATCATAACGGTCATACTCAAAGCTTAGTTCTTTAATGATAGTTGCGATAGTCATAATAAATCTCCTTTTAGTTTCTATCGTTTCATACACAGTCTTTTGTGTATAAGGATTATCAAGGCTAACGAATCTGATTAATGCAGGGATCTCTAGACCAGCCGCGCTGGCGAACGGCTCGTAACGTCATCTTGTATGACGTAACGAACGGATCGTCCTTGCATTAATCTGATACGTAAGCCCAACTGGAAGTTATCATTAGAAGTCATGTGTGTGAGAGATAGATGCATGATCACTGAGTGTGTCTATCCCCTGACACTGTAGCTCACTACGGTGGCCGATGGGACAAACGATGCTTGCCCAAGCAAGATCGTCACCCCATCGAGCCGCCCAAGCTAGATATAGATGGGATAGACCCATCGAAGGGATCATTGTGTCTGCACTCCTTAGCGAGTGCAGAGTGTGCAGACACTTGGTAAATTAGGTGTCAATCACCTAATTGACCAAAGAACCCAACGTCACAATAAATGTGACGCTACGTAACAGCTTGACAGCTGTACCAGTTTTGGTGTCGTAATGGGGGGAGAGAGGGAGAGGGGGGCTAACGAAGGTACACAATGTCTGAACTTATTAATAAAAGATTAACACCAAAACAGGTGGCTTTGGTTGATACACTCGTATCAAAAGGTTGCACTATCACACAGGCTGCTAAAGAAGCTGGGTATGCTGATGGTGATAGCGGTAGAGTGACTGCTAGCAAGGCTCTAAAGCAACCTCATGTGCAACAGTATATGATGCAGTGTGTGACAGAACAGTTAGGTATGAATGCTACGATTGCTGCTAGTAGGGTAATGAAGTTAGCTACGGGAGCTAAGAGTGAGTATGTGCAGCTCGAAGCGAGCAAGGACATACTCGATCGTGCGGGATTCAAACCGATAGATAGATCGCAAGTACAGTTGGCTGGTGACATAAAGGTCAGTATTGATCTAGGGTAATTACCTAGCAGTGGTTACTACAGGGGGGTGGGGTCAAAACTGCACAGTACAGTTACGGAAAGGGTCTACCACTCGTATTTTTTTCTAAAAAGGTTTTGTTTGCAGAATTTATTTTTTGTGTTAAGGGTCGAATATGAGATATTCCAAGAAACCAGAGAAGACGCCTCCGAGGGTTGTTTCGAATGCCAAGGCAAAAGAGTTATTGAAGAGCAAGGGTTATGCCAGCAAAGAAGTATCAAAATCCTAAGGGTGGCTTGAATGCTGCTGGTCGTGCTTATTTTAAGCGCAAGGAGGGTGCTAATTTAAAAGCACCAGTAAAGAAAACGCCTAAGAGTGGTAGTAGATCTGAGGGTCGCAAGAGAAGTTTTGCGGCTCGTTTTCTTGGCATGAAGGGGCCGATGAAGGATGAGAAGGGTCGTCCTACTAGGAAGGCTTTGGCATTTAAGGCTTGGGGCTTTAAGGATAAAGCTGCGGCAAGGGCATATTTACGGAGGACTGCTTAATGTGTGGAGGTCGTGCAAAAACTTCTGAGGCTTTTTACAAAGAGATGAAGGCTGAGAAAACAACTGAACCGCTCCCTTCTTTGCAAATGAAGGAAACCAAAAGAGCTGGTCCAAAGTATAAAAAGGTTATGCGTACTGGAATGGAAGCAAGGTCATTACTTAACCCTTATATGAAAGGAAATTAATATGCCGATGGGTAAAGGAACATATGGTTCACAGGTTGGAAGACCTAAGAAGAAAAAAAGTTTACTTACTTCTAAGCAAAAGACTTTACCAAAAGAGTTGCAAAGAAAGATTATGAAGGCCAAGTCTAAGAATGGCTAATAGACAAGAAATAAATGCAGAGCTTCAAAGCATTTATAAAAAGCTTGGGCTAAACTCTGAGGGTGTTAGACCAAAAGCTTCAACGATGACATTGTTTAGAAGAAACATTAGTGGCAGGAATAAATTAGGTTTTTCTGGCAGTAGGTCTAAAGAAGAAAAAGAACTTCGAGAAAGAATGAAGAAGCTAGAGCAAATGCTTTTTGATATGCCAGATGAAGATGAAGGAAAGTTTCCATAATGGCAGTAAACGCAGCAGGTAATTACACTAAGCCCAAGATGAGGGCGACTTTGTTTCGTAGAATAAAAGCAAGGGCTACACATGGTACGGCTGCTGGTCAGTGGTCTGCTCGAAAAGCGCAGCTTCTTGCCAAGGAATATAAAAAGCGTGGAGGAGGATATAAGTAATGGCTAAAAAGAAAAATAAAACACTTTTAAAGAAAGCTAGTTTTGCAGGTGGTGATCCAAATGTAGATATGAACATTCACGCCTTCATGAAAAATATATCAGAAGAATTACAAGATCCAAATTTATCTCCTAAAAGGAGAGGTATTCTTGAAGATCAATTAGATGATTTATACAATAAGTTAAGAAAAATGGGCATTGAAATATAAATGAAGAAGTCACAGAAGTCATTACTAAACTGGGGAAAGCAAAAGTGGCGCACCAAGTCTGGGAAGAAGTCTAGTGAAACTGGTGAACGGTACTTACCTAGCGCGGCTATTGCTGCTCTTAGTGATGCTGAATATGCAGCTACAACCAGAGCTAAACGAGCGGGTAAGGCTAAGGGTAAGCAATTTGTGGCTCAACCGAAAGCGATTGCTAGGAAAGTAAAACAATATAGGAGTTAATTATGGCATGGTATGTTAAATCAACAGGTGAACTTTGGACAGGCGAAACACATGAGCTTCATGGTTTTACTTGGTCAGAAGCTAACCATATGAGTTATTCAGTAAAGCTTGAGCAAGGTGAAGAGCCAGTAAAAGCAAGAACTCAAAAAGGAACATTTCAATCTGATGATCCTTCTACGCCTAATATCGATGAATCAAAAAAGAAGCCAAAGCGAAAGAAAAAATGAGCTTTGTAGATATGCTGAAACCTGAAGAGCTAAGAATGCTTAGGCGCATAGTAAAGAAAGTACACTTTCAACACTTTGATGAAAAGCATGGCTCTGCCTTTGTAACAAACAAAATGCTCGATGGTGTTATAGATAACATTGGCCCCGATGTTGCAGAGTCTATGATTAAGTTTGGGGTTGATAAAGGACTTCGATGATTGAGTTTAAGTATAAACCAGACGGTGATGTACTTAAATCCTTTATGAAGGATAATACTTTCTTTCGTGGCATTCGAGGGCCAGTAGGGTCTGGCAAATCAGTGGGTTGTTGTGTTGAAGTATTTCGCAGAGCTTTGCAACAAAAGAAAGCATCTGATGGCAAACGTAAGTCAAGATGGGCTATAATAAGAAATACAAATCCACAGTTAAGAACTACAACTATTAAGACTTGGCTTGACTGGTTTCCAGAAAATGACTGGGGAAAGTTTACTTGGTCAGTGCCGTATACTCATAATATTAAAAAAGGAGAAATAGAACTTGAAGTTATATTCTTGGCTCTTGACCGTCCTGAAGATGTTAAAAAACTTCTTTCGCTCGAACTTACAGGTATCTGGATCAACGAAGCGAGAGAGATTCCTAAGTCTATTATTGATGCCTGTACGATGCGTGTTGGGCGTTATCCTTCTATGCGTGATGGTGGTCCTAGTTGGTCTGGCGTTATTGCCGATACCAACGCGCCTGAAGAAGATCATTGGTGGCCCATTATGGCTGGTGAAGTTCCAATCCCAGATCATATACCTCGTGAGCAAGCTAAGATGTTGGTTAAACCAGACAATTGGAATTTCTTTACCCAACCTTGTGGGATGCTCGAAGTCAAAGACGAAGAAGGTGAAATCCAAGACTACGAAGAAAACCCCAAAGCGGAAAACCAAAAAAACATCTTAGGTAATTATTATTCTAATTTAATAAGGGGTAAAACAAAAAGCTGGATTGATGTCTATGTTATGAATAAGCTTGGGTCAATTCAAGATGGAAAGCCGATATATCCTATGTTTGCATTAGACGCACATGTTTCAAAAGAAGAAATAGCTATAGGTGCAAACTTACCAGTTTATGTTGGTCTTGATTTTGGCCTTACGCCAGCAGCTACTATTGGGCAAAAGGTAAGAGGTCGGTGGTTAATCCAACAGGAAATAGTTGCTGTAGATATGGGCATTGTTAGATTTGCAGAAGTTTTACGTCAAGAGCTTGCAACAAGATTTAGCGCAGCTTCTGAAGTAATTATATATGGAGATCCTGCTGGTGACTTTAGAGCGCAGACTGATGAATCCACTCCCTTTCACATTCTGCGTGGTGCTGGCTTGAGGGCGTACCCAGCTCCCTCCAACTCTGTTGATCTTCGCCTTGAGGCAGTGTCTTCCCAGCTGACTAAGATGGTTGAGGGTAAGCCAGCATTTCTTATTGATCGAAGGTGCCAACAGCTAATTAAAGGTTTTGAGGGTGGATATCAGTATAAACGCATGGAAGTATCTGGTGAAAGATATTCTGATAAGCCTGATAAGAATATGTTTTCTCACATCCATGATGCCCTTCAATATATGATGTTAGGGGCTGGAGAGGGAAGAGCGTTGATGAATACACAAAAACCTGTTATGCCAGTTGTAGCTAATAGAAGGTTTGATGTTTTTAACAAACCTTCTAGGGTAAAACGTAAACCAAGTATTTGGGCAAGAATGTAGGAGTATTGCTATGTGTTTTGGTGGTGGTAAGAAGCAACAAGAAGAATCTAACAAGGCTGCGGCACAGCAACGAATTGAAGCTGAAGCTGTAAAAGAACAAGAGCTTCAAAAGAAAGCTCTCCAAAAAAGAGAAGACATTTCTGACGCGATATCTAAACAAAAGGGTATAAAAGGAATGCGTGGTGGTACAGGACGACGTTCTTTATTTCGTTCTGGTGGTCAAGGTTTTCTAAGTCGGTTTGATTACTAATGCATAAAATAGCAGAGCAAAAATTTAAAAGATACGAAAAAGCTAAAGCTTTTCGTGAAAAGTGGGTTCCTCTATTTGAAGAGTGCTATGAATATGCTCTGCCTCAAAGAGAATCTTTTTATTATGAAGAAGCTGGTCAACGAAGAGATGAAAAGATTTTTGATGAAACAGCAGTAGTTGGTGTGCAAGAGTTTGCATCTCGATTACAATCTGGGCTTGTTCCAAACTTTGTAAGATGGGCAGACTTAGCATCTGGAAGCGAAGTGCCTAAAGATCAAAGAGAAGACATAGATAATGAGTTAGATGATGTAACTGAATATGTTTTTGAGGTTTTACAAAACTCAAACTTTAGCCAAGAAGTTCATGAATCATTTATGGATTTAGCTGTTGGCACAGGTATCCTTTGTGTTGAAGAGGGTGATTCTGTAAATCCTATTAATTTTACAGCTATTCCTTTACCTCATGTTGTTTTAGATACTGGCCCTGATGATCAAATAGATCATGTTTTTCGTGAAAGAAAAAAGATTTTATTTGATGATATTCCTTTATTATATGGCGAAAAAGAATATGACCCACAAGTAACTAGGCTTATGGGGCAAGATAGAGAAACTAATATATTAGAAGTTGTTTGCAAAGATTATAGCAAAAAGAACGAAGAAGCTTATTATCATTATGCAATCTGTCTTACTACAAAAACACTTCTTCATGAAAAACAATTTAAAGGTTTAGGATCTAATCCATTTGTTTGCTTTAGATGGTCTAAGTGTGCTGGTGAAATATATGGCAGAGGCCCATTAATTAATGCGCTTGCTGCTATAAAAACTACAAATCTTACTATAGAAATGATTTTAGAAAATGCACAGATGTCTATCTCTGGCATTTATCAAATGGAAGATGATGGCATTATTAATCCTGATACAATTAGTCTCGTCCCTGGAACAATTATTCCTAAGGCTATGGGATCTGTTGGTCTTCAGGCAATACAACCATCTGGTAGATTTGATGTAGCACAACTTGTTTTAGGTGATATGCGTAAAAATATTAGGGAAGCATTGTATATGAATATGCTTGGCGATCCTGATAAAACGCCAGCATCTGCTACAGAGGTTGCTGAAAGAATGGGTGATTTAGCAAAACGTATGGGTGCTGCATTTGGACGATTACAGACTGAGTTAGTTCAGCCTGTATTGCAGCGTGTTATATATATTCTAAAGAAACAAGGCAGAATTGAAGTTCCAACCCTCAATGGCCGAGAAGTTAGAATTAGGTCTGTTTCACCCTTGGCTCAAGCACAAGCTAATCAGGATATATCAACAGTCGCTCGTTTTCTCGAAATGATTGGTGGTGTGTTTGGGCCAGAAATGTTGCAGATTCTTATTGATAGTGAAGAAACTGCTGTTCATCTTTCTAAGAAGTTTGGTGTTCCAGAGTCCTTAATAAGAGATGAAGATCAAAGACGCGAGATAGCTGAGGCTGCAAGACAGTTAGCACAGCAACAATTACAACAACAAGGAATGCAAATTGGTCAACAAGGCTAATATAGGATTAGATGGAATACAGCGAAGTTCTGAAAAAGATACACAAATAAGTCAGAACATAGCACAAATATTTAGTAGCCCAACAGGATCTGAAGTAATTAAATATTTAAGATCTATAACTGTTGAAATGGTAAATGGGCCTAATGTTTCAACAGAAGAACTAAGACACATAGAGGGCCAGCGATATATTGTTGGCCTGATAGAACAACGTATTCAACATGCACATAGGAGTAAAAACAAATGAGTACTGAGGGAGCAGTAGAAGTTGCAGAAGCTGATGGGAGAGACTTTGTAACTGAAGAAGATGTTCAGGCAGCTGAAGCACCAGCAACGCCAGAAAGACCAGAATGGTTGCCAGAAAAGTTTAACAATCCAGAAGACTTAGCCAAGTCTTACAATGAATTATCTCAAAAGCTTGGCACAAAGGAAGAGGATATAAGAAACTCTATCATAGAAGAAATGCAAAATGAAGCATTTAGTGATCGACCAGAAACATCTGGTGATTACACAATGCCTGATTTTATAGATGAAGAATCTGCTGTAGATAATGATTTATTAAAGTGGTGGGCTGATCATTCATTTGAAAATGGTTTTAGTCAAACTGAATTTGAAAAAGGCATAGAGATGTATGCTAACGCAATATCAGCTGACATTCCAGATTATGATGAAGAGTTTGCTGCTTTAGGTGATAATGCAAATGATCGTATAGATGCAGCTTCTGCTTGGGCTAATAAGTTTTTTCCAGAGTCTGCATTGCCAGCTATCGAAAGAATGTGTGAAACACATGAAGGAATTATCGCTTTAGAAACTATAATGGAATCTATGAAGGATGGTAATTTCTCTGGTGATATGCAAGCAAATGCTGGGCTAAACGAACAGAAGCTTAGAGAGATGATGAATGATCCTAAGTATTGGAACCCATCTGATCGTGATCCTCATTTTATAAAGCAAGTAGAAGATGGCTTTAAGCAACTATACAGAGGCTAAAATCCTTACAAGGGGGAGTTATTATATGACTCCCCTTAATATAACTCACATTGATGAGCTAGAAGAAAATCTTTCTCCTGAAAATAAAAGAGAGATATATTTATTAGGTTATGATAATATAAGACAAGCTTTGTTTGAAATGTATCAAACCGCTCAATCTTATGTTGTTAAAAAACAAGATGGTAAAATACTTCTTGTAGGAGGGCTTTGGTTTTCTGAAGATCAAGATTTCCCACAAATGTTTGCAATGTTTACAAATGATGCATTTGATAAATTTACATTCTTAGCTAGAGGCTCAAGAATGCTTTTGAATTATTTAAAAGAGCAAGAACCCCATATTACTATGACTATTTTGTCTGATTATGAGGGTATAATTAGCTGGGCTTTGTGGTTAGGATTTGAGCCTGTTGGTTTTACAGAAACAAAATATGCTAAGTATGTTGAATTTATTCATTGTAATTTAGATCAAAATTGTGTTTATGATAAACCACAACGACCCGTAATACACTGATCGGCCCGAAAGGATACCCGAGTTGAAGTAGAAAAGCGGACACTCGTCGAAACCAGAAACTTCAATTTAGGACTGAAAAATGGCAAATACAATTGATCAAGCCTTTATCAAACAGTTCGAGACAGAAGTACACATGGCGTATCAGCGTATGGGTTCTAAACTAAGGAACACAGTGCGCTCTACAAATGTGACTGGCTCGACTGCGAGATTCCAAGTTATTGGAAAAGGCGTAGCAAATACAAAATCCAGAAATGGTAACGTAACTCCAATGGAGCTTGCACACACTACTGTAGAAGTTACAATGGCTGACTTCTATGCACCAGAGTATATTGACAAACTTGATGAGTTGAAAATTAATATCAACGAGCGTCAAGCTGTTGCTCAATCTGCTGCTGCTGCTCTAGGTCGTAAGACTGATGAGATTATTACAACAGCATTAGATGCTGGTGCTAACTCAACCCAAATTCACGATACATCTTCTGCTCTTGAAAAAGCAGATTTGCTTTCTCTATTTGAAACATTTGGCAATGCAGATATTCCAGAAGACGGACAGCGTTATTTAGCAATGTCTCCTGCTGGTTTTGCTGATTTGTTTGGAATTACAGAGTTTGCATCAAGTGACTTTGTTGGGCCACAAAATCTACCGTTTGCTGGCGGCATGACAATGAAAGAGTTCTTAGGCTTTAAGATTTTTTCAACATCTGCTGTAGCTGGTGGTAAAAACTTTGCATACCATACAACTGCTGTTGGTTTGGGTATTAACTCAGATGTAACAACAGAAGTTAACTATGTTGCAGAAAAAGTATCACACTTAACCACATCTATGATGTCTATGGGTTCTGTCGTTATTGATGACGATGGCGTCTATGAAGTCTTAGATAATAACTAGGAGGGTTAGAAAATGGCTTATAGCGCAAGTGGACTAACTCGTATTGGTGGTGATTCAAACGGTAGCTTGTGGAGATACACAACTACAGATGCAATTGCTGCTGTAAATACATCTGGTTACTTTAACGATGCAGCAAGTATGCTTGCTGTTCGTGATTTGATTATAGTGCATGATACTAATGCACCAACAACAAATTTTGTAACAGTGTTGTCTAATACTGGAACTGTTGTAGACGTATCTGATGGTACAGCTGTAGCAGAAACAGATGGCGACTAATAAAGGGATGGGGGCTTCGGCCCCCAACTTTCTATGCCTACAGTAGCTAATACACCTATAAAAGTATGCTCAAGAGCGTCTGTTTTGATTGGTGGTGATGAGATACAATCATTTACAGATGGTACTGCTGAATCTCTTGTAGTTGATGCTATATATGAAGATGTTGCAAGAGCAGCATTAACTAATACAAGGTGGCGATTTGCAACAAACCAAGCTGAATTAAATAGGTTAGCAACTGCGCCAACAGGCAGATGGGATGCTGCTTATCAGCTTCCTTCTGATTCTTTGTTAATACATGTTATTACTATAAATGATGAACCAATCAAATACGATACTTATGGTGATAAAGCATATTGTGACGCTGTTTCTACAGATGTTTTGGTTGCTGATTATAGTCATAGAGCTGATGAGGCTGACTGGCCTTCTTACTTTACTATAGCAGTTGAGCATATGCTAGCTGGAGCTTTAGCCATCTCTGTTGCTAGAGATGCATCTTTATCTCAAATGATGGAACAAAAAGCACAATTTTATTTTTCTCAAGCAAGACGATTAGAGTCACAACAACAAACAACACGCAAACTAAATACATCAAGGTTTATCGCACAAAGGCGTAGTTAATGCAGAAAGTTAGAGTACCTATAAATAGCTTTCAGTTTGGTGAGGTAAGTGATTCTTTAAAAATGAGAACAGACACGCCTGTGTATGCACAGTCGGCTCAAAGTCTTGAGAATATGATTGTTATGTCTGAAGGTTCTGTTAAAAAAAGACATGGCTTAAAACATATTTATGATTATAGCATAACTTTTAATTCTTCTTATCCAGAGCAATCTCATCTATTTAAGTTTGTTTTTGATGAAAATGAAGAGTATATTATTTCTGTTGAGCATCAAAAAGTTAGATGTTTTAGATTGTTATCTGATGGCACAGTATCTTTAGTTCAAACTATTACTCAGGATACAGGATCAAATGCATTACCATTTGATCAGGAATATTTGCAAGAATATACATATGCACAATACGGTGATGTTATGTTTATAGCTCATCCATTATTTGCAACACGAATGTTAACAAGAACAAGCCTTACAACATTTGAAGTAAGCACTTATTCTTTTGACACTAGAGCTGATAATAAGGTTACTTATCAACCTTATACACGTTTTCATGCTCAGGGTGTTACACTTGATCCATCTGCTACGACTGGCACTGGAATTACTTTAACAACAAGTTCTGCTTACTGGGATACTGGAACAACAAAAACAGCTGGTATAAATGCTGGCTCATTTGTTACTGATGAATATTATATAATTACTACGGTAGGAACAACTGACTTTACATTGATAGGTGCTAATGCAAGTACTGTTGGTCAGGTATTTAAAGCCACAGGTGCAGGAAGTGGAACAGGTGTTGCTACTAATGTTACTGAGCCAGCTCATATAGGTGTTGTTGTTCGATATGGTGGTTCTGAGATAGAAGTAAAAAATGTAAGATCTTCTACTGTAGCTGTTGGTGATGTTGTTGATTCACTAAAAATAAGATTAAGTGTTTTAGATCCATTAAGAACTATTGATGGCAGCACAACTGTTGAGGTAACCCATATTAATCATGGGTTTGGTGGTGGGGAAGCTATTACAATTCAAGAGGCTTCTGCTGTTGGTGGTATCAATGCTGGCAACTTAAATGGCTCTCGAACTGTTGGAACTATTATAGATGATAACACATATACATTTACTGCTGGTGGTTCGGCGTCTAGCTCTGCTGATGGGGGTGGCAGAGTAAAGATAGTATGCCATGCCCCTACAGATGATTGGGATGAGCAAGCTTATTCTTCTTATAGGGGGTATCCAGCTGCTGTAACATTTCATGAAAACAGATTGTGTTTTGGCGGTACGTTAGCTGAACCTGATACTGTATGGATGAGTAAGATTGGTGAGTTTTTTAACTTTGATGTTGGTGAAGCTGCTGACACTGACTCTATTGTTTTAACAGCCGCAACAGGTGATGTTAATGAAATAAGATATATGGTATCGAACAGAGATCTTCAGATATTTACAACATCTGGCGAGCTATACATTCCTACATATCTTAATCAAGCAATTACACCTACTAATGCACAGATAAGAAAACAAACCCCATATGGCTCATCATTTGTAAAACCAGTATCTATTGATGGTGCTACTGTTTTTGTTCAACAGAATGGCAAAGTTGTTAGAGAATATTTATATTCTGATTCTGAGGAAGCATATGTATCAACAGCTATTTCTACTATAGCTAGCCATTTGATTAATACACCTAAATATTTAACTGTTGCTCATAGTGGCTTTGGTCTTCCAGATTCTTATGCGGCTTTTACAACAACTGATGGTAATCTAGCTTTGTTTTCTTCTAATAGGGCTGAGAGAAGAGCGTCTTGGACAAAGGTGACAGTAAATGGAAACTTTGGTTCAGTGCTTGCTATCGAAGATAGATTATTTGCTAATGTGTATGATTCAGATAATAAGCTTCAACTATGCGAGTTTGAGGGTGATATTGGTTTAGATTTATATTTATATAAGCCTGTTTCTACTAATGTAGCTGATGTAAGTGATTTATATAACAGCGGTGATGTTGTTGATGTACTTGGTTTTAATGGAACAGTTATTGATTCTCTTGGTCAAAAAACTGTTAATAGTAGCAATCAAGTTGATATTACTGGTCATAGTGGCTACACACATGTTTACGTTGGTAAAAAGTTTACATCTAAAATTATATCTAATGAGATAGATGGCAGTACTGGAAGTGGCCCACTTACAGGTAAAACAAGAGGTTTAACAAATATTGTTGTTGATTTTAAAGATACAAGATCAGCAAAGGTAAACTCTAAGAAACTTCTTATTGAGTCAGCATTTACTGGCAAAAAAGAATTTAGAGGATTAGGTTACAGCACTCAACCTACTGTAACTATTGAACAAGATGACCCATTACCTATGCAAGTAAATGGTTTAGTAGCGGAGTTAGTTATATAATGTCTTTACAACTTATGGCTGGATTATTGAGGTTTGGTGCTGGCATGGCCGCTGGTCAAAGAGCTTTAGAAAGAAAAGAGTTAGAAGCTTATAATATTGGTACTGAAAAAGTAATGGGTGAAGCTGAAGCTGTTCAAAGAAGTAATGATAGATTAGAAGCTTATAGATTAAATACAAAAGCTAATCTTGCTGCATTTTCTGCAACAGGTAGAGATATAGACAGTCCAACTGTAAGAGCTTTTCTTGATAAACAAAAAGAGATTGCTGCTGAAGATGTATCGAGATCTGATTTAATGGTTATGTTTGAGGGTATGAAATTATCACAAGAGCAAGCAGCAACTATAGCTGAAGGAAAAGCTATGAAGAGATCAGCAACAATTCAAGCATATACTGGATTAGCTGGAACTCTTCAGGATTATCAGGATACAGGTGGCAAATTATTTGCTATGACATAAGGGTTGTATAAGTGGCAGTTACAAGAGAAAGAAGACAGTTTAAGATAGGTCGAATTGGGGTAGCAAGAGCTTCTCAAGCTGGCGTTATTGAAGCTGAAGGTATTCAAAAAGCTGCTGCTAACTTAGAGCAAAGGTTTTTTACTCAAGCTGTTGATGCTGCAAAGAAACGTGGAATGGATGCAGCTAATGCCTTAGATCGAGCAGAAGTTGTTGCTCTTGATGAAACAGGCAGACCAAAAGCTTACAATCTTCCTAAAGGGATTGGCAAATATGCTAGGGAAGCTTATCAAGCAGTTTTACTTCAAAGATTTGAAACTGAAATAAATACTGAGTTAAGAGGTAAATCAAGCGAACTAGCTGTTAAATTTAGAAGAAGTCCAGAGGCTTACAGAGAAACATTTTCTAAATATGTTGCTGATGTTGCAAAGACAGAACAGTCAACAGTTTTTACTAATTACATAAATACTCTTGGTACTGGTTTACTAAATGATCAATATAGAGGTTTGCAACTTCAAGCTGCTGCGCGTCAAGAAGCTAATGATAAAATAGCGTATCAAAACTCAGCTGCTAATCTTTTAAATGATATTGAAAATACAGCTGCTGTTGGCAAAGACACTTCTGAATTAATAAATCAAGGCACATCATTAGATAGGCAATATATAAACTCTGGTATTGTTTTATCTAATGAAACTTTAGATAATTTAAAATCTAGAGAAATAGCTAATGCTAGAGGGGTATTTAGATATGAGCTTAATCAAGCAATAAAACGTGGTATTAGTATAACAACACTACAAGATGCAATAGTTGGTATGGATTTACAGGATATTTCTGATTTATCTACAGAATATTTTCCTCAAGTCTCTCAAATATTAGGCTCTAAAGACATTAGTTTTATTGAATCAATATCTGATTTTGCAACTGAATTATTAACAGATGGTGCTACTAAAGTTACAATCCAAAACCAAGAGCTTGCTAGATTAAGAAATCAAGAATCTACTTATATTTTAGAAGAATTAAATAATAGCTATGTAGATCTTTTATCTGGGCCATCTTCTGAAGTTGAAGCTAAACTTGAGGACTTAATATCAAAATATGTTCACTCTCAAGAAACAGCAAATTTATATTCAGGTACAGGTGTTAGTGAAGATTTTATTAAATCATTAACAATGTCTGAAGATGGGCAAGCACAAATTCTTTCTGATATTGCTATTAAAAAAATGTTAGTAGCTACAGATAGCTATGATGACTTAAGGAATGTACAAAATTATTTTAATGATCCAACACAAGAAAATTTAGAAAAAATAACGTCAGATGAATCTAGATCTCTAGCTATATCTTTAACAAACTTTGTTGAGCAAACAGGTCTTAGAAGTATTTTTGAAGATATAGATAAACGAGCTGAAAGTCTTAGTGATGATAAAAGAGATGCACAAAACAAAGCTAGATATGAAGCCACAGTAAAATTAAATAGTTCTGTAAAAAATGAAATATTTCCTGTTATTTCTTCAGCAACTTCGGAAGAAGAAATAGAAAATGTTTTATCAAGATCTTCAGGAGTTATTTCATCTTCTGGAGTTGATAAAGATGAAAAACAAAATCAATCTAATCAGGTAAACAATAAGGCTGGTGGTGCTTATTTAAGATTAGCATTTAAATCTACAGTTAATGAAAATCAAATAGATGCACTCAAAGCATTTGCTAGAGAAGGTGAAGATACTACTGGTCTTTTAACAGATAAACAAAAAGAATTAGTTAATAAAGGTAAAGATCTTATTGGTGCAGATGATGAGTCATATCTAAGCACACAAATACAAAATTATACAGCTGCTGCTAAAAACAGATTGTCTGTAAATGCTGCAATACAAGAAAGAACAAACCTTTTAAATAATGCAATAACAGGTTCTGTTGATGGTAATGATGAAGATCTAAGAACAGAGCTTTCAACTATTATGCAAGTAGAACCTAGTTATTTTTTTAACACAGATTCTATTGATGTTAATAAAGATTTAACACTACAAAAAATGTCAGAAAGTATTTTTACCTCAGCTCAAGTTGAGGCTATTAATATGTTTTTAAATGGGCAAGTAACTGATCCAGATCAAATTGATAGATTTTTGACTACCACATCTAAAAGCCTTGAGTTTGTCACAGCTGCTGGTGATGTCATTAGATCTAGAGGATCATATGCTATAGAGGCTGAAAATTTTGCATTGTTAAGAGAGGCTATTAGTTTTGCAGAAACTGTAAGCAATGATCCTCAAGCAATATTACAACATGTTACAAGATTAAAAAATGCTCTTGCAACAGATGAATTACAAACAAACATGGATATGTTCTTTACAAGAGCAAGCAAAGGTACAACACCATCAAGCAATAATGTTACTAGTTACATTATAAATAATTATCCTCAAGCTAGAGGTAACTCTAATTTAAGAGAGCGTTTAATTACTTTAGCTAAAATTACTTACTTTAGTAATGACAAAACAATAGCTGATACAGGTCGATTTAAAGATATAGATTCTGTTTTAAAAGATGAGATAAAGAAAAACTATGTAGAAGATGATATGATTTCTGCTGAAGATGGAACAAATAGAACCTTGTTTCCATTAAGCGTAACAGCAAAAGGATTTGAGCAACCTTTTGTAGATTACATCCGTAAAAGTATGAAAAATATGAGTACCAATAAGAATGTTGATTGGGATACTGTAGAGTTTAAATTACATCCTGTTGGTTACAATTCTAAAGATAATGGTATGACTTATGGTGTTGTTATTGTTGACGCAATGGGAACGCGACAGTTACAAGAAGTCGCTATATCTTTAACTGAAGTCGATGAAGCACAGCCATTGCCAGCATTCTTTTCAACAAATGAGCCATTATTTAGAGGTATTAAGGCTGGTATAATTAAGGCTGATGATGCTGCAAAAATGGAATTAGCTAAGAGATTATATGAAATGGAAAAAGCTATGGCTGATAAAGATAGGGGTGTTAGAGTTTCAACTGAGTCTGGTATACAAATACCATTACCTATTGAAGTTCCAAATATTGCAATACCCGCTTTGCCATCTAATGAAAGATAACTATGGTAGTTAATCCAAATAGCTTTAGATTAGGATACTTTGCTGATGTTAATAGGCAGCAAATAGATCCATCATTTTCAGATACTTTAAAAGCTACCCTTGGATATAATTATGCTCCATTAGGAAATATGATTTCTAATTTACAATATACTCCACAAAGAGATTATGATTGGAAACAAGATATTGGTGAGTATAAGCAATATGCTCCCAATTTGTATCATGCTGTTAGCCCTGAACATATGGCCGCACTCAAACAGCAAATAGAGGAGTCTATTTCTAGAAGAGAAGTTCTCTATAACTCTTCTATGTTAGCACAAGTTGGAGCTGGTTTTTTAGATCCTATTAACTATATTGCATTACCTTTAGGCGGTCCAAGTTTAGGTGTTGCAAGATCTGCTGCAAGAGTTGGCCTTGGTGTTGCAGCAATTGAAACTGGATTAGAGGCTGTGCGTCAAACAGATCCTCTTCAAACAGCTGAAGAGGGTGCTTATAATATACTAGCTGCTGGTATGTTTGGTGCTGGTTTTGGTGCTGTTGCTGGTAGTTTAAATATTAGAGCTTACAAAAAAGCAAAAGCAGAGCTTCAAGAAGAGCTTGATATGCATAGGAGATTAGATCTTTTATCTGATATTACTCCTGAAGAACTGCGTGTGCCACGAGAAGAACGTATTTATGGCAATGTATCCGATGATGATTTGCAAACTCAAGTAAATCATTTTTCTAATGAAGCTGCAAAAACAAGAGCTGAAGCTGATTCTTATGATGGAAGAAATGCTCCAGACTTTATAGCTAGAGCTGATGAGCTTCAAGCAATGGCTAACGCTTATAAAAAAGAACTTGGTATTAGAGATCTTGAATCAAGAAATATAGATTTAAAAGACCCCTATAGAATTATGAACTCTGTTTATACAGATAGTTTTTTGTATAAAGCTGTAACAACGCCAATGAAAAGAGCTTTGCAATCTAAGTATCCAACTTTAGTAAAAGAAAAGTTTGTAAAAAGTTTTAGTGATAGCGGTATAGCTCATGCTCTTAACTCTGTTGGGTTGCCAACACCACAATCCGTGTTTCAACGTGCTGCTGTTTCTCAAGCAAAATGGGTAAGGGTGCATGACCAACTATTAAGAATATGGCAAGAAGATACAGGTGCTTCAGATATTGTAAAATTAGATATTAATCTAGTTGATTTAAAAAGACGCGCTAAAAACGCTGTTGGTGGTGCTGAAGCTACTTATAATAAGTGGTTACAAGATTTGACTGAAAGATCTATTCGAGGATCTAAAGATTTTTCTGAATCAGAATTAAAAGCTATTTCTGCTATTAATGATTACTTTGAATCAGCAAAAGTAAACTTAGAAAGAGTTGGGTTAATAAGCACACAAGATGGTGTCAAAGCCAAAATAGAAAGACTTCAAGCAAAGATAGATCAGTTAAATAAAGAAAAGGTTGTTGCTGAAGGACGAAAAACTAAAAGAGGTCTTCGAGAGGCTAATCTTTTAGAAGAACGTTTATCTAAACTTGGTAAAGAAATAGCTGAAGAAAAAAGTGTTCTTTTAGGTTTAGAAGATTTTGATTTTAAACAAGAGGTTCAAGAAGCGTTCTTTCCTAGATTTTGGGACAAAGATGCTATTAAAAGAAATAGAGAATCATTTCATGATGTTCTTTATGAATGGTATGCAAGCCATCCATATATTATGGAGCTTGACCCTAAGACAGCTAAATATGAAAAAAAGGTATTAAATCCTGATAGGCAAAGTATAAGCAAAAGAGTTAATTTAACAATTGATAAAATACTTGGCGAAGAAGACCCAGCAAATGTAGACAGCATGGGTTTTGGATATGGTCGATCTAAACATTTTAGACATAGACAGATTGATATACCTAATAGATTAGTTGTTGATTATATTGTGACTGATCCATTAGCTGTAATGAAAACGTATTCTTCTCGCATTGAGCCTAGATATGAGTATGCTCGTATGTTTGGTGATGATGTTGATGGTGTATTGTATGACATGAAAGCAGAAATGATTAGAAAAGGTCTTTCTGAAAAACAAATAAATCAAATGACTAGAGATTATATGCATATGTATGATCGTGTTGCTGGTGTTGTTAATAGAAGTCCAACAAGATGGGATAATCGTGTTGCTGAAATATTAAAGAATGCAGCATCTTTTAATTATATGGGGAGTGCTGGAATAGCTGCACTTCCTGACTTTGGCCGTATTGTTATGGAAAATGATATGGCTGATGTTATTAAGGGCGTTCAGGCTATTTTAGATAAAAATACAGTAGAGCTTACTAAACAAGAAGTAAGGTATGCTGGAGAGGCTTTGGATATTCTTAGAGGCTCTGCTCATCTAAGATTAGTTGATGATGTTATTAATAATATTAACGGTGCAACATTATTAGATAATGCTAGAAATGCTTTTTATATTGCAAATGGTTTAGCTCCTTTAACTGTTATTGCAAAACAGCTTGCTGGTGTTATTGATTCTCATGTTATTATTGATTATTCACTTCGATATAATTCTTTAACAAAACAAGAATTAACTTGGTATTCTAAATATGGTTTTGACAAAAACGATGCAAAAAGAATATCTGAAGCTCCTTTTGAAAAAACAAAAAATGGTTTTTATTTAGCAAACTCTGATGCATGGGAACCTGATTTAGCAGAAAAATTTAGAGTTGGTATAAATAGCGGTGTTTTAAATACGATTATGGCAGCAACGCCAGCTGACAAACCTATAATAAATGATGGTGTTGTTTATATTCCTAAGCATATTGGTGCTTTGTTTGGTTTTAAAGAAGACGGTCGTGTAAAAGGGTACACAAGAATACAAAGTGGTTTGCTTGGTTTACCGTTTCAGTTTTATAGTTTTGTCTTAGCAAATGTTAATAAAACAGTTGGCGCTCTTGCTCAAGGTCAGATAAAAAATAGATACCTAGGTATTAGTACAGCAATAGGTTTAGGCTATATGTCTATGTCTATTAGAACTCCAGATTACATTTGGGATGAAATGAGTTGGCAAGATAGATTTGCTAGATCTTTTGACATGAGTGGAATTATGGCTTTATATTCCGATATGTTTTACACTTCTATGCATACGTCTTTGGCACTAGGTGGGCCAAACATTACTAATGGATTAATATCTCCTAAATATCCGCAACAAAAAAACTTTGCTGATGCTGTTGCTGGTATTGCTGGGGCTGGCCCAAGTTGGGGTTTAGATATTACTAGAGCTGGTATTGATATTTATAATCAGGACTTTGGCGAAGGTTTTAAAAATCTTGCTAGGAATTTACCATTTGCAAGAATGTGGTTTTTAAAAGATGATGTTAATCAAATAACAAGGGCTTGGGCGCAGTAATGGTTATTAATGTTGCAGATAACACACCAAGAATACACTACACAGTAGCAGAGGGTGTAACTCAAACTTCTTTTGCGGTGCCTTTTGAGTTTTTTGAAGATGATGAAGTTACAATGTATGTTGATGGTGTAGTTAAAACTATAACTACTGACTATACAATTACAGGTGGGTCGGGCGCGACTGGCACTATAACAATGGTTACTGCTACACCTCCAGATGTACAACAGGTAACAGGTGCTACTGGTGGTTCTTTAGTTACTATTGTTCGAGATATACCTATTGAGCGTATTACTGATTTTACTGCTGGTGCGGCTATTGGTCGTGATGCTCTTAATGAGCAGCTTGATGTTTTAACTGCATTAGTTGCTGATTTGAATGATCGAGTAGCAAGAAGTTTAGAGTTAAATGATTATGAGATAGCTAGCTCGACAACATTACCAGCTACAAATGATAGAAAAGGTAGGTATTTATCTTTTAATTCTACAACTGGTGCGCCTGAAGCTGGGCCATATACTGACAATGTAAATACATTAGCTGCTATTACAGATGCTATTAACACATTAGCAGATCTTGAGGATGGCACAGTAGCTACTACAGGTTTAAGTAGACTTGCAGCTATAGATAGTGATATTGACGCATTAGCAGATATAACACAGGAGATAATAGATTGTGCTGCTGGTTTAATTCACACTACACCAATAACTAGGGGTGGTACAGGAGCAACAACGGCTGCACAAGCAAAAATTAATTTAGGAATAACTGATGGTATTACACTTCAACAAGCTTCAGATGAAGCATTAGCACTGGCAATTGCATTAGGATAGGAGACAATTATGGCTGATGATGCAACGGTAACAATCTCGGCAACTGTGTTGCCAGATGAAATACAAAAGACGTTTTCGTCTTCAATGACGGTAAGTCCGTCTGACGGTAACGACAAATGGTACTACAAACTAACAAGCGTAAGCAACGCTAGCACAGACCTAATGGCTGGCTATTACACTGATTATACGGCTGTAGACGATGACACAGCTCCAACAGCAATAGATGCGGCAGATAAGGTAAACTTTCTATATGTAAAGAATACTGACGCTGCTGAGAGCGTATACATTGTCTTAGATGGTGGTACAGCTTCAAGCACTGCTGGTGATGGTATTACATTAGGTCCATCACAAGCGTTTGCTTTACGTTTACCAAATGCAACTGTAGCTGACATACACGCTATTAGTTCTGCTGGTACAGTAACTTGCATAGTGTGCGCTTTACTTGACGATGTAGCGTAAGGATAGGTTATGGCTAATACATTTAAGAATTTTTTAATAGGTTCCGTAGGAACTGAAGGGCAAAGTGTTTATACAGTTCCTTCTGATATTACTTCTGTAACTATTGGCCTTAACTTATCAAATAGAATTACTACTCAAATAACAGCAAGTGTTCTTTTAGACGGTATACATATTATCAAAGATGTTCCTATTCCTGCTGGCTCGGCTCTTGATGCGCTGGGCGGCAAAATAATATTACAGGCTGGGAATAATGTAACTGTTGAGTCAAGTGCAGCTAAAAGCTTAGATGTAATTCTTAGCGTATTGGAGCAATCGTAATGGCTGGATATATCGGTACTCGTCAAGTAACTTCAGTCTCAAACACTGACAGCATTACAGTAACAGGTGACGTTACTTTTGATGGGGTTCTTACCAACGATGACTCA